TTATTTTGCTCTTCTAAATGGTATTATTTTTCCTGTATTTTTTATTTTCTCTTCCTTGATTTTATCCATCTCTTTATCAACAGTATTAAAAACATTGTCAATTTGTTCTATATTTTTCTTAGTATTGTCATTTAGCATATTACCATAAATATCAAGTGTTGTAGTGGATTCTGAATGTCCTAAAATATTTTGCAAATCCTTTAATGATAAGTTCCCCCTAGTTAAGTATACAAAGGTATGTCTAAAACAATGAGGAGAAGCTTTTATTCCAGCTTTAACGGAAAAACGTCTTATAAGTGTGTAATAAGAATCAGGGCGGATCATTTTACCAGATTCACTCGGGAATATCAAAGCCTTACCTTTTAAATCTTCATTATATAAAATTGGGTTGAATTCTTTTTTTAGCATGTCTTTTTGCTCGTTTAAAAACTGAATTGCATTTTCAGAAAGGGGAACATAATGTATTTTACTGCTTTTAGTGTCTCCTAACCCTGTTACACTATTAGATTTATTTATACTTATTCTTTTATTTTGCCAATCAATATCGGACCATTTCAAAGCGAGCAGTTCACCACGCCTTAAACCAGTAACTAAAGCAAATTTTACTGACCATAGCCAACGACTATTTTCCATGGCCTTAAATAATTTTTGCAATTCCTCTATAGTAAGGGTCTTACGAGGTTTGGCTTGCTTTATAGGTATTTCAATGCTTTTTACTGGATTTTCTGCAATGATTTTTTCTTCAAATGCTTTAGAAAATGCTATATTCATAATTTTTCTTGCATGTTTCATTGTCCAAGTGCTTAATTTTTTTTCATTCATTTTAGCTATAACTGATTGTATATCATATGTTTTTATGGTTGATAGTTTTCTATTACCAAGAACTGTTTTTATATGAGTATTATAGATTATTCTGTATTGGTCATATGTAGCCTTTTTTTTAAGAGGCTTTATATATATTTCCAACCATCTTTGAAACCAATCGTCAACTTTATACTTATTTTTTATTATAGGGAGATCTGTTATTTTTTTAATTTTTTCTCTTAGTTCTTTCATAGTTTTTGCCGAGATATATCTTTCCTGACCATCAATCTTTTGACGCCATTCATAACGTCCATCTTTACGTTGTTTAAATGTTCCCATGCCATTTGGATTACGTTGTTTACTCATATATGCTTTCCCTCCTATATCTGTAGTTTATAAGCTCTTTTGGGACGCTAAAACAAGAACTTAACTGGCTTACATTCATATTTTTATATTCACAATCTAATCTATTAGGTAGTAATAATTCAGCCGCAAATTTATCAGCTTGAATTTCATATTTAGTTTTAACTTGCAATTTATTTATCATAAAAAATCTAATAGATAAATCGGGGTGTATAACTGCGTGACCGAGCTCATGAGAGCATACATATTTAATTTCATTATTATTTAAATTATTATTTAAATGAACAATGCTATACCCATTAGCCGTTCTTTGAAAAAAACCTTTAATTTCATTACCTAAATCACTTTTCATAATTTTTATACCCAAAAAATCACATAATTCAAAAGGATTATTTGTTCCGTATGTTTTAATCAGTCTAGATACAATAGTTTTTATCATATAATCATCCCCTCAGATTAATCAATTATTCTCCTTTTCTTTCTTTTGCATTTGCTCTGCATATTGAATACCAAGTTGAATGGCATTTGCAAGAGCAATTTTAGATTCATCTGATAAAGCTTCTCCGTTTAACATTAAACCAGGTTGAGTCATAATTACCTTTATAGCTTCTTTAATATCTGTAATTTTAGACACTTTATTTTCTTCAGGGTCATTCCATCCCATTAAATAAGATGGAGATATTTTCAATATCTGAGCTAATTTTTCTATAGTACCAAGCTTTAAGTTTTTAATTTCTCCACTTTCATATCTTTGAACAGTAGCTTTTGAAACTCCTAAATATTCTCCAACTTCTTGAAGTGTCAATCCTAATTCTTCACGTCTATTTTTAATCTTTTCATTAATTTCCATCTTTCGCACCTCATATTATCTTACTATTTTTACATATATTATAACACAAATTACGTAATATGCAACGATAATATCAATTTTCATGTAAAAAGTTTCGCAATATGTATTGACATGAAAATAAGTCCATGCTATTATAAAAATAAAGTTACGTAATACGTTACAAGGAAATAGAGGTGATAAAATGTTTAGATCTAATTTATTAAAAGCACAAATGGCTCTTCATGGATATACTATTACAAAATTAGCTAGTGAAATTGGCATTACGCCTAAAACATTGTCAGTTAAGTTAAACCATTCTCCAGAAAAATTTACACAAAAGGAAATGGAATCTATAGTCAATGTCCTTAAAATTAAAAATCCAGCGCAAATTTTTTTTAGTCATGAGTTACGTGACACGCAACAAGAAGTAAGCTAATATCATTTCCAAAGCCTATCACATCACATCAAACATATTACATTTCAATAGTGCCGCAATGGCAATAAAAAAATAGAAAGGATGAAAATTAAATGGAAAATAATAAAAAAGTTGCCCCTGAAGGACAAGCTCAGGAGCAACAAAAATCAAAACGTAGTATCGAAGAACAAATTGCAATACAGACGTTTACTTTAATTTGTAACTATAAACTTTCAATTGCTGATGCAAAGAAAACTCTAGAGTATTGTAGCTCTTTAATTGACGCAAATACTGAAATAGTAATTCATGACAATAAAATGAAACTTGGTTTTTGGTTTTCAAAGTAACTTTTTATAAATCCAGTATTTGTACATTTTGGATTGGCTCTTTAGATGCATTTTCAAACTTTTTATATACTTCTTTATACTTTTTAACTAAATCTTCTGGAGAAAGATTTTTATTAAAATTATTTTGAAGATATATAACAGTTAAATCACGAGCAATGTCTTCAGTATCAGGCATGATTATCACCACCTTTCACAAAGTGATAATTCTACAAAATAGTACCAATACCTTTAGAAAAATATGTAAAGGAGTTGATAAGTTGCAAAAATTAAAAGTAAATGAGGAGTTTAAAGACCTCATTTCACCATTGACACCAGAGGAAAGAGAAGGACTTAAAAAGAGCCTATTGATGTTTGGATGCAGAGACAAAATTATAACTTGGAATGGCTTTATAATAGATGGTCACAACAGATATGAGTTATGTACTGAGAATGGAATTGAATATGAAACTTTTAGTATGGATTATGAGTTTGAGGATAAAGAAGAAGTCAAACAGTGGATCATTAAAAATCAATTTGCTAGAAGAAATATATCTGTTTATCAGAGGTCAGCGTTGGCTTTGAAACTTAAGGAAAGCATAGCTGAGAAAGCTAAAGAAAATCAAGGCATTAGAAGTGACTTAACTTCTGTCAGAAATATGACAAATGTTAAAAGCAATGAAGAATCAACTTTTAAAGAAATAGTTAGTGAGGAAAATAGCCCTAATAGCAAACCAGTAATAACAAGTATTGATACTAAAAAAGAATTAGCGAAAATAGCAGGAGTAAGCCATGATACCATACACAAAGTTGAGATCATAGAGCATGAAGCACCTTCAGTAATTAAGGATGCAGCTAAAGAAAATCATATAAGTGTAAATAAGGCTTATAACATTACAAAGGAAGTTAAGGACTTACAGGAAGATAAAAAGCAAGACAAAGCAACAGAGCTTTTAAATCAGCAGTATGACACTAAAGCCAAAGAGATAGACAGGCAAAAGAAAATTGCGGATAAAATAGCAGATGCTATATTTGGAATTCTAACTGTAGACATTGATGAGGAAAAAATAGGATATTACTTGGAATATTCTCCAAAGGAAAATATGGATAAGCATATTGCTAGATGTAATGAAGCAATAGAGAAATTGCAGGAGGTTAAATCAATTTTTCAAAATATGAAAAAAATCAAGGTGGTGAAATAAATGGCACTTGATAAAAGGATAAAAGAAAAAATCAATTCTATTATGGAGAGCAAACCTCATATAGGCATGGATGAACTCGTGGAAATAGTTAAAGAGTACGCACCAAAACCAGATACAGATAAGTTGATTAATCAGGAATACAGAAGGATGGCTCAAAGGATTATGTCTGGTTATAAAGACGAAAAGGGCGTAAGAGATTGCTTCTCCGTTAAAGCCGATAACGGCAATGAGTATGTAAATGTAAGTAGGACTACAGAAAAAGCAGACTTGCAAAAAGTCAGGCAGCAACTATCTAAGAAATATAGAGGTTTAAATAAATCTCTTAGAAAGATTGATGTGAGGGAACAAATTTTGGATGGGCAGTTATCTATGGACATTGAAGCAGATCAGAAAAGGAGGCAAATAAATGAATAGGGACAAGCCATGGTACAGGCAGCCAGTAGAAGGCAAAGAATTCAGGAAAGGTTTGAAGGAAACAAAGATTTTTAGATTATACATGCTGCTTGCAAGTTTAACAAAGGAAGAAAGGGAAGGACAGAAAGTTAGCACAAGGATTGCAGTAGTTAGAAGGGAGATTGAAAGGAGGAAAAAGAGTTGAATGAGAATTGGTATGCTTTAATAATAGCAAGCCAGTTTCCGGTTACTGTCGAGCAGGCATTTCAGATTTTAGACAGTGGAAAAAGGATTACAGGCAGAAAGGAAAAGTATGTAAAGCTAACTAATGAGGATCTTCTGGAAATGGAAAGATTAAGAGTTCAAGGCCTCACATATAGAGCTATTGGCGAAATGTATGGAATGAGTATGAACGCCACATTTAGGAGGTTAAAAGCTTTTAGAAAGAAGGTGAAATCATGTTAAAGCAATTATTTGAGGATGTAGGTATTGAAGTAACGGATCAGGAGTTTAAAGAAATTTTAAAAATGACTACAGATGATATAAGAGAGAACCGCATTAAATTTGATAAAAGGACAAACTTAAATGAAGTATCTCGTATAGCTCTAAGAGCTTATAAGGTAATAGAGAGGGTGATGATAAATTGATTTATTGTAAGGTTGGAAGATGTCCAAGGGGGTTAAAAGAAGCTTTATGTTGTATTTATTGTACAAAAAATAAAAATTGTCCTAATGCTTGTAAGAGCACAAATAGTGCCTGCAATCTTAGTTTTGAAGTAAAAAAAGAAAGCCCTTATCAAAAGGACTAAAATAAAAAAATTGTTAGTTCAATCTTAATATAGGATTGGAAATAAGTCAATGGAGGAATGAAAATGAAATTTTATGAAGACGAGATTTTAGAAAAAATAGGATACGATTTCTATTGCGATATTGCAATAAATATTGTTAATAAAAGAAAAGAGTTGGGGTTAACTCAAGAAGAATTAAGTAAAAAGACAGCAATAAAATTAAGTAGATTGCGTAAAATCGAGAATGTTCAATATCGTATAAAGCTTGATGAAATTGAACATTTGGCAAAAGCGTTAGATGTAACTGTTAATAATCTAATTAATTCAGAAATAGAAAGTCAAGCTGGTGACTGTTTGTATCTTGTGTATGTGGAGAATTGCGAAAACTTTCAGTTATACTCAAGAGCTAGTAATAAAAGAATGGCTTTTTTAAAACTTGAGAAAAAGCTAAATGACGAAGGGCATACATGGTTCAGTACTCCAAGAACTAGAGTTTTTGTTAAATTAGTTGGCGTACCTGTAGTTAAGCAAGAATTAGAGGATAAGTTACCTAGGTTTAAAGAAGACCAAGAGGTTGAAAAATAGAAGATTCAAAAAGTACTTAAAAATTAAATGGAGGAATGAAAGTGAAAAAATTAAATATAAAATCAGAAAATTGTTTGTTAGAGGTAAATGATTATGGTGCAAGCATAAACAGTATAGATCTAGGAAAACTTGTTAGGAATAACCTTCCTGAGCTAAAGAATTACAAAGACTATCCTGTAAAGTTAAATTTGTCAATAGAGTTTTTAGGTGATGAAAAGTTAGAAGTTACTCCTACAGGTTATGAAATACCCAAAGAAGCTGAAGAAAATAAGTAAGTCAGCAAATGAGATAAACAGACCATTTACAGCATTAGTGGCAACAATTAACAGTCAAATTCAAATGCTAAATGATATGGGTTACAAACTTTATGATGTTGAAAATCCTGAATATTATATCGGGAAGGTTGCTTATGATCCGCAGGATGATGAACTGAAATTTACTTGTAAGGAGGATTGATATAAGTATGGATGATTTGAAATTCAAGATAGTGGAAGTTAAGAAAAAGCCAGATGTAACAACAATAACTGCGGAATGTTTAAAAGATGGCGAAGGAGTAAAAGCAAATATACCCACTATGTTTATGATTGATAGAGATTTTGTAAAAATTGCGTTGAAACAAAGTTATTTAGAGCAGATTGGAAATTCAATAAAAGAAGGGGAAATAATTTAGGAGGGATAATATGTCAGATAAAAAAATGGTGGTTTTAAATGAAAGCCACACAATGTTAAATAAATTACTAGAGACTAAACAGGAGGCATTGCCAAAGGATTTCAACAAAGCAAGATTCTTGCAAAATTGCATGACGGTTTTACAGGACACCAAGGGAATTGAACAATGTCAGCCTATAACTGTAGCAAGGACAATGCTAAAGGGTGCATTTCTAGGGTTAGACTTCTTTAATAAGGAATGTTATGCAATACCATATAAAGATAATTTGCAATTTCAAACAGATTATAAGGGCGAAATTAAACTTGCTAAAAAGTATAGTTTTAATCCTATAAAGGACATATATGCCAAGATAGTAAGACAGGGTGATGATTTTCAAGAGGCTATTATTAATGGCCAACAAACCATAAACTTTACGCCAGTACCGTTTAATAATGGTGAGATTATAGGGGCATTTGCGGTATGCCTCTTCCAAGATGGCAGTATGTTATATGAAACCATGGCAAAACAAGAAATTGAAAACACAAGAAAAAATTTTTCAAAAGCTCCAAATAGCCCGGCATGGACAAAGACTCCGGGGGAAATGTACAAGAAAACCGTTCTCCGAAGGTTATGCAAATTAATTGAACTTGATTTTGACAGTGTTGAGTGTAAAAAAGTTTACAATGAAACTTCCGATTTTGAGTTCGAAAATCAACAACATGAGGTTTCAAACTTTGATAAAAAAGATATTGATGAAGATAAAATAGTTGAAGCTGATGTAGAGGTTCAAGATGATAATGAAAACAATGTTCCTGAGGACGGTGAGTAAATGGAGATTGCAGAAATAAAAAAGAGTAAAGAATGCAGTGAATGTTGGATATGCGGTTCAACTAAAAATGTAAAGATTCTTAGTATTAAAGCTAAAAAAAGAACGAATATTTCACTTAGCTTATGTGAAAAGTGTAGAGAAAAAATTTGTTTAACACTTGAAGATGAAGCTATAAAAGAGTACGAAGAAAGCGAACTAGCAAAAGAATTTGATTTACTAGGTCCAACTCTACACTAGAAAATTATAAAGGAAGTGAAGTAAATGGTAGTAACTAAAGAAAATTATTTTACACCAGAAAATGACAAAGAATATATGTCTGTAAGCTTGTTTAAATCTTTTAAGAAATGTGAAGCCAAAACAATGGCAAGACTTAACGGAGAATGGGAGGACGACAACAAAGACGCTCTTTTACTGGGTAGCTATGTTCACGCATGGTCAGAAGGTTCATTAGAAGAATTCAAGGTCCAGCATCCAGAAATGTATTCCACTAGGGGTAAAACCAAAGGGCAGCTAAAATCTACCTTCCAGATTGCAGACCGCATGATTGCCACTTTAAAGGATGATAAACTAGTCAAAGAAGCTAGAGAAGGTCAAAAAGAAGTTATCCAAACTGCGGAGCTGTTCGGTGTCCCATGGAAAGCCATGTTTGATATATATAACCCTCAGAAAAAAGTTATCGTGGATTTAAAGACTACAAGGAATATTCATTCAAAGTTTAATGGAAATGAGAATTTCATAACACACTATGACTATTTA